ACCAGAATTAACTTTTAACACTTGATTAGCAGTTCCTAATGCTAATCTAGTTTTAACATTTGCAGTTGATGAGCGATAAGCAAGATCGCCAAGAGTTGTTTCAGGATTTAAGTTTTTAACAGTTGTGTCAACAGATGATCCAAGTGTGCGAATAGCACTTGCGCCATCCTTGACGAGATCTGTGTCGTCTGGTGTTGTCCAGCTATAATTGGTAGTGGTTGCCATATTGTCCTATTCCTATGAGATTATTGTAGCGTATTCCCAAGTTAAAGTTGGGCTTAAAGTGTTCCAAGCCTCGAGTGCTGGAGTCGTATTCCAACGCATCGCTACTTGGCTGAACTCGGTTGGTGAAACATTGATTGTCAAAAACAGCTCATTAAATCTAGTGCTCCATGACCAGCCCTCTACATAACCCTCGAACGAGCCATCGGCTATTTGTAAAGGTAAATTTTCTATATTGACTGGCATACCCATAAAGACACCTAATAAATCATCTCGGTCTGCATCGTCAATTTCAGGGTTAGTTATTGGAAAGGTAATCGATTGGAATGCTGGTCTTGGATACGCTCTTTGATCTATGTATCTATCGGCAATAGCCTGAGCATCGACAGCACCCTGAACCCTTGAATTGATTGTTTCGGCTTTGTAGCCATATAGGGTAATTGAAGCAGCATCATTAGCTGTAACCTGAGAATTAAAGTTGTTACCATAATTGATGTATATGTCATTCCTGACATCTGCTGATCTCATAACAGTAGATAATCCAGATGCTAGGGCATGAGCTGCATCTAATTCAACATAACCATTGATTAAAAGATAATTCTGTCTGTGGTCTGCATCTGCATAACCTATATTGCCGGCATTGTCCTCATAGATATATCCAAAAGCAGAAGTTGCAATATCTGAAATAACATTGTAAATCGTATCTACTGTGGTTGATTGAGCAGTCATTGTGTAAAGGCCGGGTTGATCTATTTCGCCTAATCCTAAATCAACTGCATTAGCCCAAGTTTCAGTCGCATTATATGTTGCCCATGTTGAAGCTGACGGCACATCATTCCAAGTTCCAAGCAATACACTTGAAAGAATTGTGTAGATTTGGTTGCCATCCTCATCCTGTGAGATATTGTCATCCCAAATTTCTTTGGTTAATTTAGCAAGTGAACCCATCGCAATAAGTGTGTATTCAACAACTGTGGCTTTAGATCCAGTAGCACCAACTGCAACAGTTACATCGGTAATATCTCCACCAAATAAACTAATATAAGTTCCAGAAGTATCTTTGACCTGTAAATCTAAACTGTCATTTATATCAAAAAGTAAGGTTTGATTATTTAAGGCCAATAATGTTATTTGAATATAGGATGGAAGTGGCTGTTGGTAAATATCTGTTCGACCTGCCTGATGCTGAACATCGGCAATAGTTATGTCAGTATAATCAACCCCACCGACAGTTAGTTTCCAGTCTGGTGTAAAAACAGTCATTATCTATCCCTGAGAGCAGTCGTACTTCTAGCTGCTTGACTGTTTAAGGTCTGTGCGACAGCTCTAGCAGCACCCTCGCCATCGATAGCATTAACAGTAAAATTGTTAATTGTTGTATTAGCTCTTGGCAAACTACCAAATCCACCACCACCAAATCCACCACTCGGATTTGAAGGAATTTGTGCTGATGGGGCTGGGTTAGGCAATAATTGATTATTTAATCCTAAAAAATTACCAACTTTTATCAATTCGTTAGCAAGTGAAACAACCAAGCCAATAGCTTCACGCACAAATGTAATAAATCCAGAAATTTTTTCAACTAAATCACTAATTGATTTACCAAAATTTTCTGCACTTCTTTGTGTTTCTGTTAATCCTGCACTTAATCCTTCATCACCTGTCAATCCAGCTATAAAACCATTTAATTTTGGAATACCCTCATCATTTAAGAATGTAATAAATTTTTCTACCACTGGTAATAAAGCTGTTCCTAAACTTTCCTTTGCTTCATCAAATCCAACTTTTAAGCGATCAATTTTTCCTTGAAAGGTTTCGGCATTTGTAGCTGCTGCGCCACCATAAAGATCAGCAAGTTTTTGTTGAACCTCAGTAAATGACAAGGTTGATAATTCTGCTTTACTTAAGCCAAGTCCTAATCTGCCAAGTGAAGTAACATTTCCATCTTGAGCACGACCTAAAGCATTTGCAACAGTTTCTAAATCTTTACCTGATGCAGCACTAATATCTAAAGCAAGGGTTAATAACTTTTGGGCTTCCTCAGTTGATTTTGTACTTACCGCCAACCTCTGCATAGCCGGACGCAATTTGTCATCAGCAACACCTGTGGCTAGAGATGTCTTTAGGATCATGTCCTCAGTTGCCCTTATTTGGGCATCAGTAGCCCCTGTGGCTTGTCTTAAGGCATTGGCTAACCTTAACTGTGCCTGTTCATCTTCAATTGCAGCCTTGACCCCATCAACGGCTAATTTAGTGCCATAGGCAACGGCAGCAGCAGCAGCTACGGCAAATGCAGCGGCAGCCTTCTTTCCAAAATCTGAAATTTTGCTTGAGTTAGTTTCAACCGCTTTATCAGCTTCGCCTAATTTCTTTTTTAAGTCATCAACATCAGCAAGAATTGATAACTTTAATGTGCGATTACCAGTAGCCATTAGACCCATTCCTTAATGATGCGATCAAAACTTTGTTCCCACTTGTTAATCAATTCAGGCTGAATTCTGCGAAGGGTTGGATAAATAAACCATCCGCGAGATCCACGACCTTGCCGTCCAGAATATGTAGGGAACTGTTTGAATTTATTTGAACCAAACTCAATACCGCCCCATAGGGTTTGCGTAGTAGCACCACCTGAAAATTTTTGGCGTGCGAATCCATAACTGAATTCACCGATTTTGCTTGATTTAGAGATGCTAACGCCATCCGCGACTCTCTGCGCAACTTTGCCAGCCTTTGTTCGAGTTCCAGCTGCCTGTTTAATTTCCTCAGATGCAAAATACGCCAGAGCAGCAGATTGACGGCGTGCTTCATCAGTAGCTTGTTCATCCATAAGTTTGAAAGCCTTGTAAATGTCGCGTAGGTCTTTTTTGTTATAGGCGATTGTTTCACTTGCCATACCTCTGCTCCAATACTTCGATCGCTGTCAAAATGTCGTCTGAATCAACCCATTCACTCATTGGAATTTGTGTGGCTATTGCCAACTCAACCAATAATCTGCTTAGGCTTCCTGCTGGATGGCTTTTGGGTTTGCATCACCGACTATTACATCAGCGACAGTTTCCATCCATACTTCAAATCCTTTTACTGGCTTTCCTGCTGCTTCTCGCTTATGTGCGTTATATGCTAAAAACATCAGATCCCACATGCCAAGTTTTTCTTTTGCTTGGCTTATGGTGTGGCCAGTTGATTTCTCCCACTTAGCCCACTCAGGCGGTTGGGCTACATAAGTGGCTTGCTCGCCTGAGTTATATTCAATTGTAATTGGTAACTTCATTTTTTGCTCCCGCTTCTATTTCTTAACTAAATGTTTCTGTTACTGCTCCACCTGAAACTGTAAATTCAAAATCAACAGTTTGTGCATCAATTCCTGATCCACCTGCTGTTGGGAATTCTGGCTTTACTGGGAATTGGAATTGTGCCCCAGTTGCAGCTGTAAGAGTAATTGTAATGTCTGTATCTGGAGCAGTTTCTGCTGCTGTCCATAGAGCCTCGCAAACTGAGTTTGCCTTGCCCCAATCAGCCAACATTGATAATGCAAATGTTCCTGAAATGTTTGTGGTCTTATAAGCTGTGCCATCAAGTGTCTGATATTCCTGACGCTCATTGACCTTTGTTAATACTGCGCTGGTTGCTTGCGCTTCGATGTCTGTTCCACCTGTGAAAGACAACGAAATATCGCGACCAGTGATTACTACTGTTGCCATGATTATTTCTCCTTAGACTGTGCGTGTGTAGTAGGTAGATACTCGAACATCTGCGATAAGCAAAGTCGATGCTCCGACTGTGGTAACTGTTGGTCTTTCGACCGAGCTGACAATATATCCACCAGGAATAACTGCCAGAACGCTGATTATTAATTGCTCGATATTGTCGAGCGATGCAGGGTTGCTGTTATAAGCAACTGCAACTGAAATAGTAAAATTAACTTTTGCTCTGATATTGCTTTTGTTAATTGTTTCAAATTCTAAATATGGGCTATCTGGAACAACTACTACTGCTGGAGGAATAACTGTTTCAGGCACAAAAGCATAAACATTTCCAGCAACGCTAGATAAGGCAGTTGCTAAAGGTGTGCGAATCTGTTGAAGGATTGTTTCATTAGGCACTATTGAGCCATGCTTTCAGTATCCATATAACTACCTAATAAACCTACACATTTATTAAATAATGAACGACCCATTCTGAAAGGTGTAGGCTGAAAATCTATTCCTTCGATTTGTCCTCCACCGGCAAGTCTTGCTTGAAAAACTTCGACTGAAACTGTGTAGACGGCTGATTGAACAGCTGCATTTCCAACATAAGTTGATCCGCCAGATAAGGCAGCAACTCCGGATGGGATGACATTAGCTTCGAGTATATCGGCATTAGTGATCGATTGTGAAAAGGTATATTGGCCAAGATTATCTGCCAGCACAACTCTTGTTCCGTTGTAAGGTGATCCGCAGCCTGTGATGACAACTGATTGTCCTTCGGTGAATTCATGTATTCCTAGTGTAGTGAAAGTAGCGACATTATCTGTCAGCGATACTTTTTCGATTGGAGCTTTGAATGTAACTAACATTGGCAGAATAACTGTTTCTGCGGTGTCGATAATTTGATTTAAGTAAGTATCATCATAAAGAGAGGAACTTACACCCAATACAGAACGCAACTGGGTCGCGGTAATAATTGTTGGCATAAATTCCTCTCTTAGACTCCCATTATTAGCTGCCTGGGATCGGGAGCAACCCCAGGCATTAAGTTAATTAGATTAGTTCTTGTTGAAGTGAACTGATCCGTTGGCGATCTTTGTTGCAAGTGCGCCATAACCATAGTAAGCAACAGATACTTGACCAGTTGCTGTGATGTCTGAACGAAGTTGTAAGCGTGGGCTCTCATACCAGGTGTATGACTCTGGGTTGATTACAAACATTGATCCATCGCCAGTTGTGTATGTTAATGCTGATAGTGAACGAGATACATAAAGATCAAGTCCAGCAACATTTCCACGAAGTGATTGTGGGCCTACTGCTCCACCTGCGTTTTGTGGATTTGAAGCATTGTAAATTGGGCGACCGGAATCGTTGTAACCCATGATGTTACCCCATTGTTCTGGAGATACCACGATGTTACGAGCAAATCCCAATGAGTTTGAATAAACTAATTGAGCAGCTTGTGCAGCATAAGCAAGTAATCCTGCTGCTGTGTTGTCCTGTGCTGTTGTAGCAATTAAGCCAGATGAGATGATGCCATTAGCAACGAACTTATCTGTTTCTTTTGCATAAGCAAATTCCATTTGACGAACTAACTCATCAAAGAATGCTGGTGATGAACGATCTAGTAACTCAACTGAAAATGTTTGTCCGCCGGCAAATTTCTTAACATTTACTGTTACAAAAGATGATGCCATGTCGGTTGAATCAATTGTTGCTGCTTCTGCTTCCTCAGCAACTGTTGGAGCAGTTGTGATCTTTGGAATCTCAAAAGTCATACCTGATGCTGGCAATACGCCACGAGAAATTGCATCAATTGATCCACGATCTGCATTTGAAATACCATTGATAACTTCTGCTGATTGTGGTGTTGGAATTAAGCCAGAGTTGTTGCTGGTTGTATCAGCAGCCATTACATACTGACGGCTCTCATCGTTTCCTAGTGCAGCACGAACTGAATGCTCTAGGTATGTTGCTTTGTTGATAATTGGTGAGCGTGGCTTTGTGTAAGCAACTGACTGCGCTGCTACTACTGCCACAGGCTCAGACTTTGCAGCTTCTACCGCTTCGGTTGCGATAGGAGCATCTGAAGTTATATCAGACACTTTGTCCTCCTGTGTTGTTGTATCCTCAGCGGTTGCTTCGGAATTCTCTGTTGGTGTTTCTGTTGCTGCGACATCGGCAACTCTTGCGCTATCAATTGCAGGATCGGTTACTAAACTAACCTCGATTAACTTAGCTGCACTTATTGACATAACGCCATCTTTGTTTTTCCAGTCATCAACCATAACTCCAACGCTAAATCCATCGCGTAGACCTTCGGCTGCCTCAAGTAAAGAATCATCGCCAGCAATTGTTCCAGCAATCTTAAATGTTGCTTCGATACCAGCATCATCAGCTGTAATATCCATTAATTTACCAATTGGTCGTGTGCGGTCATGTTCTAGCAATAATTTAACTGGCTTTGAAAAATCAATTGATCCTTTTTCAAATACTGTTGCTCCAGCAGATGTATTTCCGCGCTCGCCCCAAGTTACGATTGTTCCTGAGATTGTGCGCTTACGGCTATCGGCTGCGGTTAGTGTTATTGGGAAATTAATCTTCATCGGA